TTTTAAGGTTATAACCTTACGTTACTGTATCTACTTTAAGGCTATAGCCTTAAAATGCGATAACGTAAAGTTCTTTTTGTTAAGTACTTGTTTATATATGTGCTGTTCTAGTCCGCCACGTGCGAATATCCAGTACACCTTATTGAACTTTCGGTCCATAGTGGTCATTCTATCACGCGCCTGCCAGTAACTGGTAGCAGAGAAGTCAATATTATAGAACACTAGATACTCAGCGTTTCTAAGACTAATACCTTCACGTCCTGATACGATCTGTAACGCAATGCATTTTCTAGAGTTATTAAATTCTTCCACGTCTGTAGTTAAGTTATCCTTAAATACTTCTTTTAGAACATTTAACTCTTCCTTAAATTTATAGAATATACCGATCTTACTACCCGAAAACTTAGACCAAATAAACTTTGCCTTAGTAGAATCTATAATCATAGAGTTACCAGATTCAAACTTTACCGTTCCAGAATACATTTGGTGTAACTTCTGCTGTAATTTAACGGGTGTGTCAGCCAATATTACTTCTTCCTTTCCTTCGAGTACTAAATCCTTTTTTAGTCTATTACACATGCTGTATGTTATCGGTAGCATGTCTACGTAAAGGATCTCCTCTTCGATTTTAGATTCAAATCCAGCCTCTTCCTGCGTAAATGTGAGCACGTAGTTTTTTATCACACTCATCACTTTTTCTCTATCAGCATCCGAGTAGTCATTAACCTCATGCGATCCTAGATATTTTTTCTTAATCTTTACAAAGTCGTTAGCCCACTTATAGAAGTTAGTGTACTTCCTGAATGGTGAGTGATTAGACACCCAGAACTGATGATAGATCTGACTGTAACTCTCTGGACTCATTGTACCGCTTAGGAATATCATTGGCAGACTAGCAAACATCTTCTTGAATGTCTTGGCTCCAACTCCAGGCTTAGGAAATGATCCAAACCTATGACTCTCGTCATGAACTACTAGATCGTACTTGTCTATTAGTTTATGCATAGACTCGTCGTTCATTACCTCTAAGGCGAAGTGTTGTGTGTAGTTGAATTCGTTGTAGTCTCCAATGATAGAGCTTATCGCTTTCTTCTTGGTAAGAAACAGTACGTTACTAGCTCCAAATAACCTAGCTGTTTCAAGAGCCATAAGTGTTTTACCACAACGTACCTGAGCTGCAATATAAACAATTTTGTTTACTTTTAATACTTCAACGGCTTTGTTGGCTATGTCTACCTGATAGTCTCTAAGCTTTTTTTCCATAAACTTCTTTGTATTTATAAGCTAAGTTGTTGTTACAAAACTCAATCTCTTCTGGTGCTAATGTCTTATAGAATATAGTACGCCCGCCTGTAAACTTCTTAGCCTTAATGCATGATTTTTCATTTAAATAATTCCTAAAAGACTTCTTACATTCACGCAAGTAGAAAGGAAACAACGGTAGTCCATCGTACCTCTGATCAACCGACTTAATGTTACCGAACTGCCAAGATAATTCATCAACATGAATCTCGTCCTTGATCGATACCTTGTCGATCTTTAATAGCTCTTGAAACTTTGTCTTAATATCTGCGGATGGTTTATTAAGCACAAACGCAACCTCTCTGTAATTTAGATGCATGGTTATAGTAATTGATTTAAAAATATTACCTTATTTTTTCTAGCCTTTTCAATATTAGACATTACGTGGTTTACTATGTCAGACATGAGTAATAGATCTGGTTCGTCTAGTTCTGCTATCTGACTAATCAACCTGTGCCTAGCGTTCATTAGATTAGTAGCCATCTGCGGATCGTTAGCGTACATTGTGTTGTAGTTATGCACGACATCCTTTTCTATTTCGTTCTTGAGCAGGTTAGTAAAGTTTTTAGCCTTACCCCTTAGCTTCATCTCGTCCATTAGCTCCAGTGCTAGCTGTAGCGTTAATGATAATTCAATTCCTGTTTTCATCTTTATACTGAATTAAAAATCCTATTAGTACTATTATGTTCATTCCAAAAGAAGCAATGATCTCGTGAAGGTCCTCGTAAACATTGGTTGATAAGTGCACGTGACCTACTACCCAGAACGGTATAGCTAGGTTACTAGCTATCCATACTATGGTATACTTAAGAAACTTCTTCATTAAATTCTTGAGCTAGTTCTACTATAGCTTCTTTGATTGTGTCTCTATGAAATCCTGCTTGAATTAACAATCCAGTCATAATATCGATATACTCATTGATATCTAAGTCGTCCCCTTCAGTCTCTACTGAATATTTTTTTCTGTAACTTTCTAGTGTTAGTTTCATAGTTTTTTATTTAAAAATTTAGTTATAAAATCAGTATTTATTTTTGGGTATTTAATTTTGATAGACTCAATTAATTCACTTACCAAAAACATAAAGGCAAATGGAGGTAGAATTATAGCAAGTAAACAGTCAATTAAAAACTCTTTAACGGTATGATGATATTTTTTAGCGTTAAAATAACAAACCGAAATAGTAATTATAGTAATTACTAAATATAATAGTATCCAAATCATAATCCTTTTTCTTTTTTAAATATTTCTGATGATTCTTTAACTCTTTCTTTTAAAGCATAGTAATGCAATTTTGAACCATAGTGTGACAGAAATCTATAAAAATCTCCCATTACGGTTTTTTCGGTGCAATTATAATCCATACTTCCAAATATAGCCTCACATTGTATTATTTTATCATCAATAAGTTTTACATTGTATCCATTTAAAGTTAACTCTTCACATACAGATTCTCTATGGTCGATAAATTGCTGCTTTAATTCTTTTAATGTCATAAACATTTTTCTTTTTTAAATATTTCTAATAGTTGTTTTAACCCATCTGTATGATTATCGTCTTCGTATTCAAATTCCAAATCTGGGTTACTCATTAACCACACTGCAAAATCAATAGCGTAATCATCTGCTATTTGTTCTAATTGATTTATTGTAAAATCTTTAAAAATTAACTTTTTAAACTTTTCTTTTAGTGTCATCTGTGTCTTTCTTTTAAGTATTTATAAACCTCTGGTATTTTCTCAGTAGCTTTTTCTACTGTCTTATATCTCATAGAACCTAGTACCTCTGAGCTGGTATATTCGACACCGTTCTCTTCGCGCCAGTCCTTACCGTGAGAGGATATTCCGCCTCGTCTTATGGCGATGCAGAACTGACTATCAATTGGTTTAATGTAAACCTGATAGTCGTTCTCAATACACCATTTCGCATCAGAATAAGAGTTGTGGTTCATCTTTTGGTTTCTCTGTCTGCGGTTTATCTACGAACTTTATCCATCTTCCGTTCATGTCTCTACCCTCAATTGGCTGAACTCCAGATATATACACGCCATAAGAGTCTAACCACTTATAAAACATGTTCCTAGAGATAGTCATCTTAGCCTTTGGAGCAAAGTCTGGATTGTCCTGAATAAAGTCCACGTAAAGATCCTGCTTGTAAATCACAGTGTTTGTCTTTAACTTATCACTATGTGGTTTACCATCAATAAGTCCACACCAATCAATAAACTCATGGCACGTCTCAGCTGATAACTTTCTGATCTTCAAGTTAACGAACGTGCTCTTGATTAGTCCAGTGTTTAGGTAAGCCTGTAAGTTATTGATCATGTAGTTGTCAAACCTACACCACTCATCCTCGTCCCACTCGCTAAATAATAATCTACCAAACTCAACCTGTGGTGTAAACTCCTTGGTATAGAACTGCTTAAACTCTAGCTCCCATTTACGCCTCTCGAACGAGTTACCTTTACCCTTGATCGCATAGTTGGTTGTAATGATAATCTTCGGTGACTTATCAAATGGTATCTTGATTGCATCCTTGTTCTTCTTCTCAATTGTAATACCTTCAGTAATAACCGAGAACAATCGCTCAAAGTCGAAGTGCTTCTTAACGTCATCAAACGATAATACCTGTGTATCAACTGACATGGTCTGATACGGGAATGAACTATCAAAGTTAAAGCGCTTACCATCGATCGACGCGGTGTTCTTCATCTTGGACACGGCATTAACAAACAATCCCTTACCTGTACCACCCTCTGGATTGTCAGTAATCACCTCGTCATTCAATATAACAGCTGGGCAGTAAGAGAAGTTCTTGTATCCGTGTAATAAGAATCCGATTGTACTCTCCATCGACTTGATTCTACTCTCGTCACCTCCAGATATGTTAGAGATAAATACCTTATAATCACAGTCTGTAACCTCGCATATGTCAAAGTCCCTATCGATCACCTGATCGCTCCATACGTATCCGCCAAGATCTAGGTAGTCAATAATGTTTACCTTGTCCTTAGTGATATTAACGGCGCAGTTCCTGTAGTACAGGTATGCGTTGTCCTTATCGTCCTCCATGAATGACACGTCAACCGATGTCAGTAGTGACAAGAAGTCATCCTTAAAGAATCTGGTCTTATCAGCAAAGTAGTTATAGATCGACAAGTCGTCAAGTCCTTCTAGGTAAGTCAATACAAAGTCCTTGATCTCATCGTCAGATGTGTGGTTGATGAGGTTGTTGGTTACTCGTACAAATATAGAACTCTTACTCCCTGACGGTGTGAACTTATAAAACCCGTTGTCCTCTAAGAACTCCTTAAATAGGTAGTGAACTATACTGATTGATCCCTTGTCTGATTTAGTCCAGAACTTCTTAGCCGACTCGTCCTGATCTATAGTGCTAATCACTGTGTCGATCGTGTTCTCATCTAGCGCAGTAGTCATAAGCTCTGACTTGATGTCCTTCTTGGACACTCCTCTCTTGATCTTTTGTCTAACCTGAGCCAGTTTATCATCGTCCTCATAGAACTTTGTTCCGTGCTTGCTCGTATTCCTGTACGCAGAATTAATAGCTGTACTGATCTCTGACATAGGAAAGTCACTAGACTGGAACTGACTCATGACATACTCAGCCAATGACTTAGATATACCGTACTCATTGAATGCAGATGCCAGTATAAACACGTTATTGTTACGCTCTCCGTCTACTAGTCCGTATCTTTTTGTCCACCACTTCATAAGGATCTCAACGATCTTGTTCTCGTTTGTGATCGGTATAGTTGGTTGTGAGTTAAACTTTTCCTTCTCAACATACTCATGCTCAGCTACTTCTGTCCATTCTTCTGAATCCTCGTTGATGTATATCGCTGGATCGTATGACTCGTAGCACACGCGTGATATGTTTTTTGATGTCTTATCAAACTGAGGAGAATCGAAGTGCTTCTCTAATGCGTTAAAGTAATTCTTGTGATTTTCTGGATCCTTTGGTATCTTAACAAGTACCTTTAGTCCGTCTCCAGATGGTGATATAAATACAGAGTAGACATAGTTGTCTGTAGATAATATATCCTTCTCTTTCTTCATGTCCTTAGCCGTAGCATACCCATCAAAGTCTAGGCATATATATCCACTGTGTTCTACTAGCGCAGTGTCGAGTCTTTTATTAAATGTACCCGAGAAGCATATCGCTGGTAGTGACTGCTTCATAATATTTCTGAGCGACTTGTCCTTTTCTTTTCGAATCTTTTCTACTAGCTCCTTAGAGTGACCATCTCTGGTGCGTTCTAGTATCTTTTCGATTGGTCGAAAGAATGGCGTCTCAGTTTGTTTTATATTAGCAAATATTGTTACCATTGATTAAAATTTAAATTAAAAAGGCCCCGAAACACTCGAGGCCTGATGAGTGTGATACGTCTAATTAAGGGATGTCGTTTGTCGCTTCCTTCTTAATATTCCATCCTTGGATACTGTTGAAGTACTTAACCTCTCCTTGTGGGTTAGTCCACTCTCTACCGCGTAAGTTAATGCCAACCTCTACGTCATCTCCAACATTATACTTATCTAGTATCGCGCACTTGTCCTGATTGAACTCGATGCTGATGTGTTGTGGATACTGCTCGTCAGTTGATACTACGATTTCTCTTTTTGAAAACTTTTCAGATACTTGTTGTGTTGATCCGATGAACTTGATTTTTCCTTTTACTTCCATGTTTATTTAATTTAATTATTGATTACGTATGATTTGTTTTTTAATATTTTACTCATAGCTGCCTCGCTAATTTTATAGCGGTTTGCTAGTTCTTTATTTGTTCTGCCTTTAGAATGTAAAAGCCTTATTTTAGCGACTTCATTATTTGAAAATTTAGACATGTGATGATCTTCTCCGAAATTCACTTTTATTAAATTATTTTTATAAGCGTGAATTATATTTTCTGAATTAGTGCACCACTCAAGATTTTCAACTCTATTATCTTCTTTATTACCATTAATATGATTAACGTATGGTTTGTTATTTGGATTTGGTATAAAAGATTTAGCTACTAACCTATGTATTCCAGTGGTAAATTTAACCTTATTTAAACTAAGACTGACCCTAATATATCCTTTCTTATCTCTTTGTGGCTTTATTATTCTACCTTTTTTAAAACGAATACCTATTGCAGAATTATAATAATGATCTACGCTTTTAACATTTCCAATGTTAGACACATAATATACATTATTAAATCCTTCTACTAATTTCCAAGTTTCCATACTACAATTCTTCTTCAATGATATAACTATTTATGTCAGCCCAAGCGTCCTTACCAAAGAACTTGTTGTACTGATCGATCGCCGAGATTACCTTAACTCGCCCAGACTCTAAGAAGTCGTCGCTACAAGTAAACTCACCTAGCATTCCAGTTGCCTTGTCTATCACGTAGAACACTAACGGCTTACCAAAGAACTCTTGGTACAGGTATGCCTGACTATCGTAGTTGTACTTCTTGGCGCTGTATCTAAAGTCTGAGATGCTTGATGTTGTCTTGATGTCGATGATTATCTCGTCAGTCACAATGTCAGCCTTACCCTTCCACATAGCTCCGTAGATCTCCTTAACGTTTGGCACCTCGAACTGATTACCAGCCTTGTAGATGTTGTCGTAGAAGTGAAGGTTACCCTTCATCGTGTTGACAAGATTGTTAAGTTCCTCTACCTCAGATCTAAGGATTAGAATGTTAGCTCCAGATTCCTTAATCGCATCCTTGTAGATATTTGTGTTACGGCTTGATGCGTCCACGATATTAAAGTTAGGTAACTTCTCTGGCTCTAGTATAGCAGTGTGAAAGTAGCTACCTTCGATCATCGCCTTAGTGGTTTCGGTATTCTTCTTAAAGTTCTTCGGGTTGTTTAATAAATCCCCGATGTCTGAGTTAGACAAGAACTGCTTACCGAAATCACCGTAGTAGTCCGCATCGTTCTGTAGTTTTTCAATGATGTTAGTCGACATAATTTCCTAGTTCTTTTTTAGTAGCAGTAGAGATCGTGTACTTAGACTGCAAGTTGTTAATAATATTAGCTAGACCTAGCTGCTTGTTAGACTTCACATACTCGATAACTCCAGCCCAGTTAGGTGACTCTGGTGTTAGTTCCGTCTTAGCGTTTACTGGTGCTGATCCCTCTCCTACCGATATGATCCTATTGATCGCTAGTCCCTGAGCCTCTCCGATACGTCCCTTGTTAGGCTTAACGCTTAGCTCAATTGTAATGTTCTTCCAAGCATCAACGTTACCTGACTTGACCGCGTTGTGTAGCATCTTACAGTTTCCTGAGTTCAAAATCATTGGCTTGGTTGGTCGTCCAGATGGTAGCTTAGCTTCCTTGAAGTAGGCTACGTTCTTTAGCTCCTGCTTGGTTAGTTGTACCATCTTCTGCTCTACCCTGTCAACGGTGAGCTGTACTGGTCCGTCTAGTTCGTATGAACTCATGAACGGACTGTCGAATGCGTCTTTCCAGTTTGTCATTTTATTTTAGATATTATTTGTTTCACTTCCTCTATCTTGGTAATGCAGTCTTTTACGTCTTTACAGTTCTCTGTCTTAAGATCCAGATACTTTCTAAGCGCTTGTTCCACGCTGAGGTAGTACCACTTGTCTGTGAATATAAAGTCTACCATCTTACCATCCTTCTCTCGCTGTCTTGGTGTAGCGAAGTGCAGTGTTGTACCTACACTATCTGATTTGATTGAATACTCTTCGTCTAGTTTCATGCTATTTAAGTTTTAAAATTTCTGTGTACTTGTTCATGATATGCACCCTGTGACTCTTCATTGAGTGGTAGTGCTTTTGATTGTTTCGATTGGTCAGTTCCAGCCTGATCTTGGACTGGATGCCATTTAGCGAGTTGTTGTAGTTAAATATACACACGTTGTACACGCCTACTCTGAATCCTAGATCGTAGAATACTTGGTACTGATCATCGCAAATCTCTGTGTACGAGTCTCCTATGATCTTTGTGTTGTATATCTTAATATCTCCGTCCGTGTTTTCTATCTTTATTCCCTTGTAGATGTATGACACCGAGTAGGGAGTAACTAGCTTTGTAGCTAACGGATCTGTACTTGCCTGATTAAATACTTCTTCTTTCATTTGGCAAATGTATTACTTCTTGAACTCTTTTACAAGTTTTTCTCCTATTATTTTTAATTTATTTTGACAAAATACATTATCAGTATTCTCTAGGATTGTTACGACCATCGCCAGATCGATCAGTATGTCTCGTTGCTCTTCTGTCATGATTAAAATAGTCTTTTGATTTGTTGTTTATCCATTCCTATCACACTCATCAGTGCGTTGTCCATATCCATGTCGGTACTGAGTATATTGAATAGTACGTGTACTTTCCTGTCTGTCAGTCTCTTACCCTTACTAAATAGCTTCACTCGTACCAGTGCGTCTTGGAATTGTTCGTGATCTTCTGGGGTAGTCAAGGCGTCGCCTTGATTGTTTACCCATCTTCCGTTAATTACTTTCATATCTTATTTTTTTTAAATTGTTCAAACCATTTCATAGTGATGTAATCATTCTCATCAGTGAATGTATCAACTAATGAGTTTTTCATACCATATAATAAATTTAATTGTTCCAAAACTTTTTCCTCACTATACATTTTCTTGTCTGCTTCCCAACTAAATTTAGTAGTTGTTATTATTTCATCAGCTTCTTCAAGTGTTTCTTGTTCAAGTTTAGAATTGTGCCATCTTAAATTTGATGGTATATCAAGTTCTTGTTCCAAATCAAACATTTCTTTTTCTAAATCTTGTTTAGGTTCTTGTGTTTTCATATCTTATTTTTTTTAAATTGTTCAAACCATTTCATAGTGATGTAATCATTCTCATCAGTGAATGTATCAACTAATGAGTTTTTCATACCATATAATAAATTTAATTGTTCCAAAACTTTTTCCTCACTATACATTTTCTTGTCTGCTTCCCAACTAAATTTAGTAGTTGTTATTATTTCATCAGCTTCTTCAAGTGTTTCTTGTTCAAGTTTAGAATTGTGCCATCTTAAATTTGATGGTATATCAAGTTCTTGTTCCAAATCAAACATTTCTTTTTCTAAATCTTGTTTAGGTTCTTGTGTTTTCATATCTTATTTGTTTTTAAATTGTTTCTAATCTTTCAGCTCCTTCTTGGTACATTGGGGATGATAATATTACGTGTATTTGTTCTTTTCCTAAATCACCATTGCAATGCGGGCAACATTTGTTTTCTAACATCTCAATAATAACTTGATGCCCATTTGATTCTCCAATAATTTTTGCAGGTTTTTTTCTCCATAATAAAAATTGACCTAATTTACCAGTTTTCATATTTTATTTACTTTAAAATATTATTGATTAGTACATACCCAGCTTCATTTTCAAAATCTATATTAAAAATAATACTTTGGTCTTCTAACACAATAACATCTGTTTTATTTATTGCCATCACTCTTTTTCTCGGTTGACCATCTTGGTACAAGTCGAAAATCATTCCTTTTTCCATATCTTATTTGTTTTTAAATGTAATTTTATCGCACAAGTTCTGTCTGGTTTTTAACCATAATCTTATATTTTTTATTGTATCTAAATCATCTTCTTCACTCCACTTAAATCTAATCCACCATAAATCACCCCATAAATCAGTATGTTTATACCAATTTATTTTATACAATTGCCACCAATATCTTTTGGTTATTTGTATTTCTCCATCCATTTGAATTATTTCCATATATTATTTCCTTTTAAATTGGTTGAGTATCGTTACATTTACTACATTTTATAACCCTATGACCTTGTTCAGCCGTTAGGATGTAGCTATGATTACAAGTTTTTTCTTGTTGCCAAAAACCTCCTCTTAAAAAAGCTCTTTCTGTATCTGCTGCTTTTTCAAAACCTAATTGACCTCTTTTATAATATTCTCTTGCAGCTTCCTCAAGCGTTTCTTGTTCGCATAACTCTTTAGCTTCTTGCTCGACTTGTTTATCTATTTCTGGGTCGCCATTTTTTTCAAGCCAGTTATCAATAATGTTTTGTTTAGGAAATTCTTGTTTAGGTTCTTCTTTTGGAATGATGATTTTATAATCTCTTAAATCACTTTTGCCTTGCCAATTTAAAGAACCATCTCCACTAATAGCATTTACTTCGGCAATAGAAGTGTTTATTCCGTGAAATCTCCAAAGCATAACCTCCTCACAACTCGGATTCTTCACAAACCATTCAAGGAACTCATCATCAATAGCTTGCGCACCATCTTTGATTAAGTCTTGGTCTGTTGTTAGTATGATTTTTTTAGCCTCTAATCCTGTATCAAAAAAGAATGAATCAGCTTTGAATATAAGATGTTTGTCAAAATCTCCTTCATTTAAACACCAATTCCCCTCTTTAATTTCTTCATCAGAAGTGATGTAGATGTGTTTTGCTCTCCATTTATGTAGTTTTTTATATTCATCAGAATATTTATTTTGGCTATCAAATATATAATTGAAATTAAGTATTTCAAATAACCTACTTGGTTTCTCTGTTGGTAGTACGTGTATGTTCTTACTTTTCACTCTCATCATAAATGTTTAGTTTATCGTCGATCGACATGTTATACCATAGGTTTATTGTGTCAGCGTCTGGATCGTCCATCCCATAAATAAGTGATAGTTCCTTTCGACCTAGTGTTCTGTACCACGTGTTTAATTTATTCTCGATTGCTTCTTTATATGTTGCCATTCTGTATCTCGTATTTGATTAATGCAAAAATTATGTTCTGTCTCGTTAGTCTCTTAGCGTCTTCCCAGTTGAGGTTGTTGTCTCTCATCTCGTACTTTGCTAGTTGACCAAATTTTTTATTGTACTCGCGCTCTCTGTCAAGATGCCTCTGTATGTTTACTTTTCTTCTCATCTATTAAATAATTAATGTAGTTATAAATTTCTATTTCACGTTCTGTGCTGACTATCATTGTCGCTACCGTATCGGAATCTATTATGCCGTTGTCGTTAAAGAAGTCGTGGTATAGTTTCTTTAGGTCTGTGTTAAGTACGTCCAGTTTTGAACGTATCTTTATACTGGCTTCAAGTTGCATAGTAGCGATATTACTATTACTATTTCTATCATTGAAAATAGCATTATTACTATTTCAATGGGATCATCCTTTGTATTTCTTAAACCCCAGTTGGATAGGTGTGTTATTATAGTATGCAGTATTATAACTACTGCTACTGCTAGTGCTAGTGGTATCTGTATCATGATTTTATTTGTTTTTAAATGTTTCTTTATAATATTGTTCTGCATATTCAAATGGTGGTATTTGTTGACCATTATTATAAGCATCAATAATCTGTTGCTTTTCCATTTCTTTGGCTTGTTTAAGTATTTCTATTTGATTTAAAGTTGGATTTCTTAATTCAAATAATTGACTTTCTAACCATTCTACTGCTGTTTGTTTCATAGCTTTTCAATTTCTCGTTTAACTTCTTGCCAATATATAAATTCTTTATTTGGGAATTCAAAATTGTGCCAATCAATAGCGTCTAATATCTCATCAACTGCAATTAATGCACATTGTTTAGCTTGTTCAAATGCTAATGGATTCGGTTGAAATTGCATCTTAATTACAATCTCTCTGGCTTTTATTTGGTGTTCGTTCATAGGTATAGTATTGCTTGGTCTTCGTTAATATCTTCGTCGCGTATCTCTAGTCGTCTATTGTCTTGGTCTGGAAGCGTTAGGTAGAATACCCACGACTCTGTTACCTTTCTCGCTCGTGTAGGGAAGTTCTTGTAGTCTAGGGTGGGTCTTTTAAACACTACCCTATCGTGGTATACCTTGTACACAAACTCCTTACTGAACCAATCGTTACGTATATGAACGTTGAAGTAGTTATACTTCTTGGCGCTATTAGGATATAGCCTAACCTCGTTGCTTTGTATTAAATCTCTCATACCTTGCTTGTTTTTATAAATCCAATCTATAGTCCGATCTGAACGTCGTCCCAGTCCAGCGCGTCCTGTAGTTCTTGTCTTGTTGTTATCTCTGATTCACTCTCATCATTGTACAGCGCAAATAATTTTTCGCCGTCGTGAAATTTCTCTATTGCTTCGTGATATCCTAGTATCTGCCATGCAAATCCGTCTTGTGTTATTTTTTCCATGTCTTTATTATTTGTTTACTACTACTACCATCATGGTAAAGAATACTGCCCATAGCAGTATCACGTATGCGATTTGTTTTTTCATTTGTTTAGTTATTAGGTACGCAACAATTGGACGGACATACGACGGCGCATTGTGGCGTGTCGTGGAAGCCTACACACTCGGTGCACTTCTCTGCCACGATGTAGTACACATCGTCAGATAACGGCGCTTGTTTTACGTCGTCGTTTTTGTACGTCCATTGTGTACTTGGTTCGTATATTGCGTTGTTGGGACACTCCCACTCGCATAGTCCACAATTGATGCAGCTATCTGTTATTTTGAGACTCATATTTTTGTCGTTCTATTAGTAGCGCGTCGGCTAATTCGTAGGCGAAATCTGCTGATTGTTGTAACGTTGTAATGTCGTTCCATAATGGAGTGTTGCTTAATACCCCATTGATTACCTGACCCGCGAAGTAGTCGCGTAGTGTCATGCCTGGATTAAACTTGTCGTCTGAATGCTTTAATGGAAAAGCGGCTATGTTTTTAGTTTTCATTGTTATAATATTTTATGAATTCGATTACTGCTTTGTATGTTGCTTGTGTTTTTGTATCTGCGTCGGTCTCAACAATTGTGTCGTCTGTATTTTTATCTATAATCTCTACAAAAGATTGTTCTATATTGATGTTGTACTTTGCACATCTATTGTTGTCTTCAAAACTCTCGATCTTATCAACTACTTTCATCAGCCAATTCCAATCTAAGTGGAATAGTAGGTAGTCTTCTGCGTGCCAGTCTCCGTTTATGTAATAGTATGTCTGTCCCCATACGTATTTGTTTTCTTCTAGTCTAGCTATTCCTTTGTTGATTTGTTTTTTAGGATATCTCATAAACTCAGCGATTAGCTTGTTGTCTGTTATTGTGCGCATAGCTCCCAAGTGTTAAGTTGTTTTACATTTTTTTTCGTCAACCCTAGTTGGCTTACAATAAACTTGGCTAGTTTCTTGTTGCCTATTGTGTTGTTGTCAATCTCTGCCGTTCCAATTGCATCGATGATTACTCTAGGCCCTATACCTAAAACCCTTTGACAAAACTTTACGTCTTGTCCTAGAAAGAATTGTTTTCTGTTGTACTCTAGTGTCCAGTTGCGACCAAATCCGTAGTCGCCTTGTGTGATAATTACTCTCATTGTATTAATTAATTTAAAGTTAGTGAAGAGGACGGGACTCGAACCCGTATAGTGGAAGAATTACAGAATCATTATCTGTGTCATCTACTTGCTCTACCAATTGCGCCACCTCTTCTTTAGCTACAATATCTCGTAGCTTGTTATTACAAATTCCAATGCTGATTCGCTTGGATTCTTTATTGCCTCTTCTATATCTTGTTCGCTTAGTCCGTAGTAGAAAACGTTGTCGTCGTCTTTACATTCGTTTGTAAAACAAAATCTAATCGCGTCGTGATTTGTGTTGTCAAATAATTCTGAAACTGAATACAATGCCGTTCCAGTTTTAAATAACTGGTCTATTATTGAGTCGGCTAAATCTATTTTACTTTCTTCGTTCTCTTGGTCTTGACCGTAATAGAAGTACCATTCTCAATAATTTTTATAAGTTCATCCCAATTTTCTTGTGTTATTTCTTCTATCTGATGATACATAAAGGCGTACTTTTCGTTACTATAACCAACACGTATATCTTTAAATCCTAGCTTTTCTAGTTGCTCTACTCTCGTATCAAATTTACTCATTGCTTAGTCTTTTAATTGTTAGGTTAGTGCTTGTTATTATTTTCTTTAACGTGTCCTCGTGCTTGTCCTCGAACCACTTCGGTACGTCTACAATTACAAAGTGCTTGTTAACTATCGTGTGCTCGAATGAATTCGGTACGAAGAATGGCTGACCACCGTTATCGATAGTCAGCGCCTTGTTGCTTAGTTGTCTTGTGTATAGTTGTAGTGTCATTGTTTTATTTTTTTATCTATTTTACTCCAGTACTCGTGTCCTTGATTACTTTTACTCCATCTAAACGCACCACCTATCCCTTTTGTAATTGGTTCGGTCTGTTTGATCCAATGTTTAAATAATGGTATGGCATTTAAGAAATCGCAGTTGTATACAAATCGTTGTTGTACTTTTTTTGTTTGTAAGTCAAACCATTCTTGTCTTGTCATCATAACCTATCGTATAAAGTATTGGTTATCAAACTTGTATCTCTGTCCGTTGTAGTTCTGTGAGTACACTAGTAGGTCGAATTGATCTGTGCTTACCGCGATGCAGTTCTGTGTTAGTATCGTAGCCAACTCTTCTATCTTCTTGATAAAGTGACTCGTTCTAGCGTAAGGACTTTCGATGTGTACTACTAGTGTCGGCTCGTGCTCGTCCTCGTATCTGCCAATGGCAAACTTATACGTGTCGACCGCGTAGTCTTCTCTTAAATTGTTGATGATTGCCTCTTGGCTTAATGGGTTGTTGTTTAATCCGATGTTTAAAATTGCTTTCATAGTGTATTAAGTTTATTAATTGCGTCTGTGTAATTGTTAAAGGAAAACTCTTCTCCGTTGTCAAAGTCAGTAACTAAATATTGTACCGTCTGCCCCAAATAAGAACATATTGTAATATTGTCTTCTAGTGCTATGTAGGTATAGCCTGAATCTTCATTGAAGCCAATTTCAAAAATATCTGTGCAGTTATTTTCAGCGTAGGCATTTAAACAATTTGCTAGTCCGATAGCTTCTGAATTGCAAATTAATCCGTTTTTAAATCCGTGTAATTCCATAATATTAAATAATTAAATTGTTAAAGACTTGAGTGAGCTCATAAACTCGCTCAAGTTTCGACCATTTAGGTCTCGTCAGTTTAACTTTTACCAATGCTTATAAGTTACGTTCTTTTCGTTTCCGAATAAGAAGTAGCTTATTTTGTCGTAGATTTTACATATTGTTTTCATGATGTTAGTTGTTTACCTTTTCTTAAAATATAATTTGCGTCTAGTTTTGTTAGTTTGTGGTGGTCTCGCCAATTGTCTTTGCTTAACCAATTGTTTACGTAGTCTAAATATAGACGCTCGATGTCGTTATTAGTTAACTGCATAAGCTAATAAATTAAAGATTACTATTACTAATACGATTGTTACTTGTAGGTATAGTTTACCTTGTTTTTGTGATTTTGTCATGATGTTATTAATTAAATATTTAGTGTTTATTTTTAAAATTTCTAATTATAGTATCTATTAAGCAAATTATAGTTATTGCTAAAAATAGATAACTAAACCCATTTAATATATTGATTAATTCTTTATCTGTCATAATTTTAATTATTAAAATCTGTTACTTCTATTGTGTGTTCATGCTCTGTGTAGTTAATAAAATACTCTATATCTTCCTCATTTATAATCTCATCTTTAAATTCCCCAATCAATAGCATTAAATCTTTTAATGATAACTCTACTCTAATAATATTAATTTTTAAAATCCTCCCAACTTAAACACATTCTATCTGATAAATGTTTTTCAAATTCTTGTTGTGTTATTAGAGAAGATAAGATTGCTAATTTGTTTTCGTACTCCCGATTTTTTTGTTGTAATTTTTCTACCTTATCTTTATTTTTGCTCCAATTATCGCCATAACAAGGTAGTTTATCAATTGCTTTGTAAATCTTACTTTGAGCATCTAAAATTCTATTGTATTTTCTAGTGGCTGCTTTCATAATAAGTAATTAAATTGGTTAAGACGGGCAGTGCCCGTTTCGATCATTTAGATCTCATCAGTTAACCTGTTGTTTAAAAGCTCTTCGTAATATTCACTAGGACATAGTGAATTTACATAATGAAACATTCCCTCTTCAAAAGCTTTTTCTATTTGCTCCTTTTGCATTAACTCAGCGATTTTAATTTGAGATTTAGTTATAAATCCCTGCTCTTCTAGTTTTTTAATTAAATAATCTGTTACCATCATAATACTTGTTTTTTTATAATACTAATCTCTAAATCATTTCCGTATGCGTAATCTTCAGAGTCTATTGTTAATTGATTCAATTTTGCTCTGTGTTCTAATTCTAGAAACGCATCTGATTTTTTTGCGAATACTAAAATCGCATCATTAAAGTTTTTTCTTGAAACTCTTAATAAATAAATTGCTTTCATAATAATAAGTAATTAACGTTTCGCTATTCTGTAGCTCATCAGTATGGATAACACATCCATATACGTTACGCGTCTATCCCTATTTAGGTAGCTCGCGGTCCTCGGTTTCTACGCCAGAGTGGACTTACCCGCAGTTATAGTCTTGTCGACTTGCATCCTGGTTACCCTTTCAACACCGCAAACATATGGCGACAATTTCAATGTACCAAATAAAAATTAAAAAAAGTTTTGTTTTTAGTGCATTTTTATCATATTCGCAATGATTTGATATCTTTGATGAGAATAATGCAATGAATTGGACCTGATATTGACAATTATTCAATGAATCTGAACGAAGTTTGGATATGTTGTTGAAAATCAGTTAGTTACGGATTGTATTTGCTTACTATCGGATTTGTGTGGGATGGGATTGGGCGGTGGCTATTTCAAGTCTCTATGTATCTGAACGTATAAACCAATTCACGCAATACATGTCCATGACGCGGGAAGTCCCGTAAACACTAGGATTATGTCGAGTTTTAAAAAAATATGACAACTTTATGTCGACTTTTTTGAGCTAACTTATTGATAATTAACGTTTTATGTCGATATGTCGATTTTTACTTCCCAAAACGAAAAAAAAAAAAATATAAAATAATAAATTTATATATAGCAGTATATAGGGATAACATTGACATTTCGACATAAATCTTTGTAAAGCCCTGTATTTGCTAAGATGTTGCCTAAAAAAGTTGTCATAAAATCGACATATTGTCGACATACATCGACATAAGTCCCGTCATTGCTGGGATTGATTGTTTTGGTATGGATCTGATCATTCCATCGTGTAACAAATCGTGGACTATAGGTACGTATACGTGCGCGTATAGTAGTACGTGTACGCGCGTGATATAATAGACACTGACGTGGTGGTGTAGGGCAGCCCGAAAAAAGCCAAAAATTCTGAAGGAAGTCAATGAAATCAGTACCCCACCTTCGATTTTAAAGTCGTTTTCGTTTTGGCATCCCATCCGCAATATCTATATATAACCCAAACCCCCCACATATCTAACATTTTTTATTATATTTGCCACATGAGCAGATCAACAAAGAAACCAATAGTCAAAGACAACCCCAAAGGCCGGCGGGCCTTTTACTGGAGAGCGACCCGTCGTGTAATCAACCAGGCCGTACGCCAACACAAGGAGATGCTTCCACTTGAGAAGGAGATCGTTAATGATTATGATTACAGTGACTATAAATTTTTTTCCACTAGGTCTTGCGACACTCGGAAATAATATATATATTTGTCACATGAAAGAGGAGTACATTAAATTACGGACCCAGAACGACATGCCTGTGAGTTGGTTTTATCGTTACTTCACAAGTAAGTCAAAGGTGAAGATTCACTTCGATCATTTCCACATGTTCTTTATGAACGGAGACATCCACGAGATAATGAACTACCTTGATAAACAATTTGACTTGACCGTAGTCATTGGTAAAAACGGTAACGTAATTAAAGTAGTAGAGTAAATGACCGAGCGACGTAAATGGCGCTTCCTGCCTTAGTGAGGTGATTACATTGATGGGGTATGCAGGTTCGAATCCTGTCTCGGTCTCGATAAGCGGAACCTGGTTTAAGTAGGTTAAACACATCCGGGCTAAAACAAAACCTACAGGCTGATCACCTGAAAAGTGCGACTAAGGACTACGCTGCCTTAGTGGAGATTGAGTGGCTGAGTGGCAGAGGCAGCCAGTATTGAAAAATATACTGGTGATACGTGAGTTCGAATCTCACCTCAATCACAAACAGTACCTATAGCGCTTACCGTTAGATTAGCCTTTAGGTCTTTTTTAAGGCATCGGTTTAGGCCTGGGCATTCCCGGGCGCCGATGTTTTTACATATAATAATGCCATATACCACACTTTTATATGCCATAACGTATAATATGTTAGTTAATACCAACAAAAATGCCGTATAGTGTATAATATGTTGGTTAATACCGGCAATGTATTATATTCTAGACATTTCTAGACATTTTGTGTGTAATAACAATCAAATATTTTTATTATCTTTGTACCATGACAGAAATAGAACTTCAATTACGACACAATATCGGCCCAGCAATTGGATGGGGATACTACGCAAAGGACGAAGAGTTTGATTACGCTGAACTAATAATATATCTAACATTTATAAGCTTACATATACGATGGGAATAAACAAGAAAATGCCGAATCAAGAGATTGGTTTATACAGAATGGCTAAGGCCAAAAAGGCAATGGAAGAATCAAAAGACATGATGGAGGACGCAATGGAAACTGCAATGGCTATGAAACTAGCTAAGACAATCAAGCCAATGTCATTCATGAAAAAGAAATAAAGAGTCCATTCTTTGCATAAACTATTTTAGTTTACTTAAGCACCTTCACTGGTGCTTTTGTTTTTAATAAATAATATGTATATTTGTCGAGAATTAAATCTAATATACTATGGAAACAAGAGAATTAACATTCGGAGAAAAGTTAGTTGGACTAACATTTAACCCATCAGGAGACGCTAATGTACACAGAGCTAAAGAACTTTGCGCAGAACTAGCAGACCTATTAAATCAAAACGCGGATCCAAACTCAGAAAGACCGTTATGCAGACTATTATTTGATAAAGCCATCGGTGATATACTAGACGCGCAGATGAATGTAGTCAAAGTCTTAACATTTCAATACTAATCTAATATGACAAACTTCGGATACAGTCCAAAAGTTCTAGACTTTGAACAGGAAGGACGAGAAAAACTAATCAATGGCATCACCACAATTGCCAAAGCGGTAAAGAGTACGCTAGGACCACGCGGAAAGACCGTACTAATCGAGTCGATCAACCATACACATGGAATCACCGTAACTAAAGATGGTGTAACAGTCGCTAAATCAATCGACCTACTAGACCCGGTAGAGAACTTAGCAGTAAAAATGATGAAGGAAGCGGCCGACCGCACCGCGACAAGCGCAGGTGACGGTACAACAACCGCTATTGTGTTAACAGAAGCGCTAGTAAAGCACGGCCAGGACCTAATCACTGAGAACCTGAACACAACAGAAGTGATCAGACAGATCAACGACACCACAAAAAGCTTGATCACTAGGCTAGAGAAGCGATCTAAGAAGGTAACAGGTAAGACACTTAACAACGTAGCGTCAATTTCAGCCAATAACGACTCTGAGATTGGAAACTTAATCTCTGAAGCGTACGATAAGGTGGGTAAGTCAGGGATCGTTACCGTTGAGAACTCACAGACGGCCGAAACATACTGCGAGTACACAAACGGAATCAAGATAAACAGAGGATACACATCGCAACTATTCGTAAACGACCATAGAAAGGACGAGTGTATACTAGAGGACGTACATATTCTAGTTACGGATCAAGAGATTAACAACATCCTATCGATCGAGAACGTACTAAGAGACGTGATCCAGACCGGTAAAAAACTATTGATCATCGGGCCTTGTAGTCAAAATGTGATTAATACGCTGGCAATCAACGTGGTACAGAAGGGACTTAAGTTCTGTAATATCACACCGCCAGAGTTTGGCTACAAGCGCAATGAACTAATGAATGATATTGCCTTGGCAGTTGGAGCTAAGTACTTCTCAGAACAAACCGGAGACGACTTGAGTTTAATGACGATCGAGTCACTTGGTAGAGCCAAGAGGGTTATTGTTGGTAGAGAATCAGCATCGATTATAAAGTCAGAGGCAACTACTGATGCAGTAGAGGAAAGAGTGACACAGTTATGGCAGGCACACGCGCTTAGTTCTAAAAAGAACGATCAAGACTTTATCAAGGAGCGTATCGCTAGCTTGACAGGAGGTATCGCTGTTATACATGTTGGAGGAAACTCAGACCTAGAGCAGAAGGAACGCAAGGATAGAGTTGATGATGCGGTATGCGCAGTAAGATCAGCACTAGAGGAAGGGATACTTCCAGGCGGTGGAGTGGCGTTATTTAATGAGTCGTACGCGATCATTGCAGACGCAGACGACATGATCGAGGATATCAGCGCTGAGAAGTATGCAGCAATGCACATCGTAGCTAGAGCCATTCAGGCGCCGCTACTACAGATATTCGAAAATGCTGGACTAGACGGATACGAGCTAATGGATGGATGTCAGGGATACACTGTTGGATTCGATATCAAGAACATGACAACAGGCGACATGTATAAGATGGGAGTAATCGACCCGTTAAAGGTAACAAAGAACGCACTTAAGAACGCTATATCAGTAGCAACAACAGTGCTTAGTACTAACGCAATTATAACAATGGCAAGAGCATAATGGAACAAGGTAGATTTACATCATCAGGAACACTTACGTTTTCAGATACAGATAGCAGTAGTTATTCAGGATTAACATATAATCCATCATCACATATCGGAATGGGCGACCCTAACCCATCATTTAAATTCACACTAAACACACCAAACAAAATGAGATACACAAGAGCAGCGCTATTCAACGTAGTGAGAGATGAAAAAACAAATCAAATTATAGACGCCAATCTAGTAAAAGAATTCTGGGTTAAGGTAAAATCAGGAGTAACCTTTGATGTAGCAGCAGCACACGCCAACGGATTTGCTCCGGATCCTGACAAGGAAGTAATTAGAGAACTAGAATCAATACATTTTTAACATGCAACCAATAAATAAATACATTCTAATAAACTCAATCGACGAGCAGATCCAGACAGAGTCCGGACTGCTTTTGTCGGGAAGTGACAACGAAAAGTTTCGCTACAAAAAAGGCCAGGTCGTACGACCTGGCACCAATGTAGATTGTGTAAAAGAAGGAGACTTTATCTATTACGATAAAGGAGCTGGATACACCATGATTATCAACGACAATCCCTACACAATTATTCTTGAGAGGGACGTTGTTGTTGTTCTTTAAGTTGTTTTTTATATTCTAGGTAGGGAGTTATTTCCTTCCTGCGCTTAATAACATGAGGCTGCTGCTGATACGCTTGTTCTTCAAGCTCGGCCAGCCTCTTTTTTTCTTTCCTTGTACGATTCATCTTACGAATTATCTTCTTATCACGGTTCATTGCGTACCCATCGTTTCTTTTCTGAAACATCGGGTTGGCACTTGGACTCTCAGATATAGTTTGTTCGCCTTCAAGCTTCTTGTAGATTGCTTTTATTAGGTTTCTACCCTTTAATGACACCTCATAAAGCGACGCCTCACCATTCATTCGCTCCCTCCACTTACTAATCCATCCGTCTCGGTATAATCTAGCCCATCTCACGTTGTCCCATGACATCATTTTATTGAACTCAACAAACTTTGACTTGTTAAAAAGCCTCTCGCTGTGAAGGAACAGTAGCATTTCTAGGTCTGAGTAGCTAAGACCGTGTTTTTCTCTTGCCCATATACGAACTATGCGCCAGTATTTCAAGTAATCTGACTTTGGTTCTACCCTTGTATAGGTTTTCTTAATAACCTTCTTGAATTCCATTTGAATTTAATTTAATATCTTTGCAAAGATAATTAAAAATAAAAAGCGATGCCATTAAAAGCTGGAAAGAGCGCTAAAACTATAAGCTCAAACATAAGAACAGAGATGAAAAGTGGTAAATCACAGGCTCAGAGTATTGCAATAGCATTGAGTAAGGCTGGAAAAAGCAAGAAAAACAAGCGATAGTTTTTAAAAAAAATAATTATATTTGCATAAAAATATAGTTATGAGAAAGAAACAAGGTGAGGTTATAAAGTGCAAATGTTGCGATAAAGATTTTTACGTTCCTAAATATAGAGTAAGTACAGCGAGTTTTTGTTCGTTAGATTGTCAAAATCACAGACAATATAAAAAATCAAAACACAAATGTAATCAATGCGAAAAAGAATTTATAGATAGCCCTAGTAGAATAAATAAAAGAAAATTTTGCTCTCAAGAATGTTATTCTGAAAGTCAAAGAATATATAAAACAACTGAAGAAAAAAGAAAAGCCGTTAAAAAATTAGTTGACAATAAGAGAGGTATAAATTGGAGTACAAACAATAGAAAGTATGTTTTTGCATTAAAAGAAAAAAAATGTGAAATATGCGAATATAATGAATATGATTTTTGTTTAGACATACATCATATAGATTTTAATCCGAATAACAATGATATTACGAATTTAGCTGTATTGTGTGTAATATGTCATAAAAAATTGCATAAAGGAATAATAAATTATATAAAAAATATCTAAAAAAAAAGAAATAATTATGAAAAAAATGATGATGGCTGCAAAGCCAAAAAACGGTAAAATGGCTGCTAAACCAATGATGTCAAAAGCAGGAGCTAAGAAAGGTATGTCTTCTTGCGGTACTAAAAAGAAATAATCATGCCGGATCCAGTTAAAAAATCAACAAGCTACGATTCCTCTACAGGAGAAACTACCTTTAAGGCTTCATGGTCAGGAAATAGATCTAGTATATCTAGAGGACCTATTACACCTAAGACTACTCAAAGAACGGTTGCGGCTAGACAAGCTAATAAATCATTAGTGTCTAGAACACCTACAGCTGGAGAGAGAGTTGCTGTTGCATTTAAATCACCTACAGCAGCTGGAGTTGTCAGAGAAACACCTGAAGTAAAGTCTTCAACAAAGGTAGAGGTGGCAAAAAAACCACTTAGCAGAAAAGAGATTTTTGAAATCAAGGATTCAGCAGAAAAAGAAAGACTTGCTAAAAAGTATCCAGGTATGTCGCAAGCTGACGCTAGAATAAAGCAACAGAAGGAAGCTGAAAAGTATACCAAGGATCAAGCTAAAAAGTCCGGATATCAAAAGAATACTGGAGGAGGTAATTCTGAAAAACAAAAAAGTACATCTTGCAGAACATGTTAAAAAGAAAAGACGGTTCAATGTCTAAAAGGGGACTTTGGGACAATATAAGAAGTAAGGCTGCTGAAAATAAAAGAACAGGAGAAAAACCTAAAGCTCCAACTAAAGAGATGTTGAAGCAGGAAAAGAAAATAAAAAATAATGCTAGGAAAAACCGCTAAATATTACAAAGAGAATCCGGAGGCTAGAAAGAAGCGTAACGAGTACCAAAAGCAATACAACAAAAGCGATAAGCAGGTTGCAAAAAGGGTAGAACTTAATCGCGAGAATAGAAGAAGAGGAACTTATGGTAATGGAGACGGTATGGATTTATCACACACTAAGAGGGGTTTTGTTATGAAGAGAGCTTCTGAGAATAGAGGAGACACTAATGACATGTCTGGAGATAAAAAATCAAGAGGAAAGAATGAGCGTAAAAAGTAAAATGAGATGTGGAGAGGTTAAGCCGTCCACTAGACCTGGTAAGAAAATAATGAAGTTTTACTGCATGGACGGTAAGGAAAAGTTAGTTCATGCCGGAGCTAAGGGATACGGAAATAACTACTCAGACACGGCAAGAAAATCATTTAAAGCTCGTCACAAGTGTTCTACCGCTGATCCAGGAACAGCTAGACACCTAGCATGTACTGAGTTATGGAAGGCTGGAGGCAGAAAGACATCTAATCCAAGCAATCGTAAAGGTAAATACTAATGAAAAAGATAATACAGAAGGGAGCAAAGTACGAATCGAAGAAATCTCTTAATGGCGCCATGAAGTACCTTAAGGGTAATGTTGGTAAGGTAAAAACAACAAAGAAGTAGTATGTTACTAGGAAACGCAATAGAATTAGTTACAGAAACAACCGGAATCAAGAAGGTTGTTGAAACTATATCAAAGAAAACAGGCAAGGATTGTGGATGTGCCTCTAGAAAGGATAAACTAAATAATCCTAATTTACTAATAAACAAAATATTAAACAAAAATGGCGTATCAAAAATTACAAACTGAAAGAGCATTACTAGTAACGCCTTCAGATGACTCTAACATACCTTCAGTTAACGGAGCTGCGGTTCCAGGAGCTTGTGTTTTATACACGGGATCAGGCGGTGTTATTAGAGTACTTACAGCGGGAGGAGATGACGTAACTTTAGAATCTGTTCCGGCAGGAGTAGTATTACCTATTCAAGTTGTTAGAGTATTTGCTGAGGGAACTACAGCTGAAAACATTGTAGCACTTTGGTAGTATGAGTACAAGACAAAAAATAGACCTGTTCCTTAGCAGATGGGTTAGTAGAAAGCTAATGGTATTTGCTATTGCATCTACAGCCTTGTTTTCTGGAAGTATTGATAGTAGTGACTGGGTAATAGTTGCTACATCCTACATATCATTACAAGGAGTTACAGACATTGTTGAACGAATATATAAATCAAAAAATGTCTAATAACGATCTTAAAATAGGAGCTATAAACGCAATAACAATGGCAATAAGCTTTACAAACGTAGAAAGCATATTAAAAATAATCTTATTAATAGTGTCTATAGCATATACTATGCTAAAGACATACGAAATAATTAAGAATAAAAAAAACATTGACTAAGGATGCAATTGTCTAAGAATCTTACGCTAGCAGAGATGACTAGAAGCGAATCTGCTAAAAGAGCCGGAATAAGCAACGCCCCAACAAAGCAGCATATTGAAAATATGAAGTTATTAGCTACTAATGTGTTTCAACCCGTTAGAGATTACCTTAAAAGACCGATACACCTATCTTCAGGATACAGAAGTTCTGAATTAAACGCATCTATTAAAGGAGCTAGCAAGACAAGCCAACATTCATTAGGAGAGGCAATGGATATAGATATGGACGGTACAGAGATAACAAACGCTCAAGTATTTAATTATATAAAAGACAACCTTAACTTTGATCAGTTAATATGGGAATTTGGTACAGATAAAAACCCAAGCTGGGTTCACGTATCTTTTAAATCAAATGGCAAACAAAGAAAACAAATACTTAAAGCAATCAAAAAAAATGGCAAGACTACTTATAGTATTTATTAGCGTATTATTACTACAATCTTGTGCTTCAAGAAAGGTCGACGTATCAAAACTTGAAGAAAATACAAAAGTTGATAGTTCTGTTGTGACAAAAACCGACAGTACAGCTGTAACTCAAAATAACATTACTGTAACCGAAACCACAGAAGAGTTAGAAGTAAAACCCATAGTAGATAGCTTGCCAATAGTAGTAAACGGAATAAGCTATAAAAATGCCGTTCTGCGATATAAAAAACAAAAAAAGACATCAGAAGACATCTCTAAAAAAACAGAGTCTAAGAACGTCTTAAAAAAAGAATTAAAAACTAAAACAGAAGTAAAGAAAACAAAGGAAAAGGTTGTAGATAAAAAAGCTAACTATTTTATTTATTTGTGGCTACTTATAATTCCCATCGGAATTATTGTGTACAGAGAAATAAAGAAAAAAATATTCTTATAATGGCTAAGCAGATAGAATCAAACAAGAAGGAGTCTAAGAAGATTAACAGACCTGGAGTTCATGCCAAGTCTAAAACTTCAAAACTAAAGTCAAGTAAAAATTACGTGAAGAAAAATCGCGGACAAGGAAAGTAATATGACAAAAATAAGTACATATACATTAGACGAAAAGATAACCGCACTTGATAAGTGGATTGGATCTGATGTAAATAATCAGAACAGAACTAAGAACTTTACACCTAAAAAACTAGCTGAATACTTTAATGATAATCAGGTAATAAATATAGGGGTTCCAATACAGTATACGTACTATACTTTAGATCCGTTAGAGCAAAGACCAAACGGAACGTTAACATTTAATCCAGAGATTGGACCTACAGTTAATTTTTCTGCTATAACAACATTCTTACTTAGTAAGTATACAACAAAACAAAATGACGTATCTGAGTATTTAAATTTTTTAAATGGAACTGAGATATTATTATTTAAATCAAAAGATATAAACTCATTTGGTTACTATAAGGTAACCGATGTTGCAATATACGATGAAGAGCCTAATTTTTTCTTAATAACCGTAGAGTATAGAGAAGGAAACGGATACATGGAGGAGGACGAGGACTACATGGTATCTCTTCTTAGTGCTTATTCACCGGTTGATGGTACTAGTGGTACTTCAGGATCTAGCGGGTCATCAGGAAGTTCTGGGACTAGCGGATCAAGTGGTACAGATGGATCTGCTGGAACTTCAGGCTCTAGTGGTACAACAGGTACGTCAGGTACTGACGGAAGTAATGGAACGAGCGGAACGTCTGCAACTAGCGGTAGTAGCGGTACATCTGCAACAGACGGTACAGGAGGATCTTCTGGTACGTCAGGTAGCTCGGGAACTAGTGGAACAAACGGAACAAACGGAACGTCTGGTATAGATGGAACATCAGGTATAGACGGAACTAGCGGATCAAGCGGAAGCTCTGGTACAGATGGAACTGGAGGGTCTTCAGGGACAAGTGGTACTACAGGAACCAGTGGTACAGATGGTACTAGTGGTAGCTCAGGTTCTAATGGAAGTTCTGGTACAGCAGGAAGCAATGGATCTTCAGGAACTTCAGGGTCTGGAGGATCTAGTGGTACAGCAGGTACGTCTGGTATTAATGGTACTTCTGGTACAAGTTCTACTATAGATCCATTAATTGAAATTGAAATAAATGGTATACAGAATCAAATAAATAAAACATTTACATTATCGTCAGCTTTATCTGAAAATAGTACACATCAATTATTTTTAAATGGACAACTTTTAAAATACACGATTGATTATACTATATCATATACAACTTTAACGTTTTCAAATAGTAGATTAGCACCGTATTCTAGTGATATAATAACACTATTTGGTAGTATAGGTGTAGGTAATTTAAATAATATAGAAACCTTTGAAACAGTATCTAAAAACCTAAAGTCATACCCATATACTCTAAACTATACAATTGGTAAACTCACAAGTATAGTCTATACTCTACCTAGTGGTACAATTACAAAAACTTTAAACTATACAGGAGAATTACTTACAAGTATTGTATTAAGCGGTGCAACACCTAGCGGGATTAACCTTACTAAAACACTTACTTATACAGGGGATACTTTAACAAATATAATTTACTTATAAATATGGCTTGGACATACAATAATACAACATTCGTTTTACAATCAACAGGAGCAACAGAAGCAAGTCCTGATAGCTTACTTGCTGGAATAGCAATAGTACAAGCGGCAGATGCAACAAGGGGGTATAGGAACGTAAATAGTGGATGGTTGAATAACGTCAGAATTGAGTATGCTGGCTCTTGGATTATATTTGACGACTTTAGCCAAATTACATTTTACGGTTCTACATTTTTACCTGAAAGTACAGGAGGGTGGATTGGTGGAGCAGTGGCGGTACTAGATATTAGAGTAACAACGGGCAGGACAGATGCTGCTGCCGGAGTAGGTACTGGCGGTTCAATCATAACAAGAAAATTAAGACCACAAGACCCCGACTTTACTATTCTATATAATCAAGCGGTACGTTATGACTTCCCGACAATTTTATTAAACAGAACTCCTAATAAAATTGACATTGACGGACTATCTCTTTATGGAAATACTGGTAGTGCATTTTGGAAGCTATATTTTGGTAGAGCAACAAACTTTGTTAAAGCAAAAGGTCTTAAAAAGTTTGGCCCAGCTGGTGGTATACAATATGCACTTGCTACTTACGATGACCTTTATAATGAAAGTCAGTCAATGGAAGGAGAAGGAACTAATACAGATGTAATTTTTAATAGACCTATATTCTACAGAGCATCTCCTTTTGGTATAGGAGGTTCTATTCGTGGTGGTAGGGTAGCAATGAACAACCCGACATTTTTAAATAATGCTTGGAATAAAACAATAAGTTTTGCATCAGATAGAAATGCAGGAAGTATATTTTCAGGGGCGTATGATTTTAGAAGTTTTATTAAGTCTGGACTTACTAACCTACAAGGTGTAAATATTAGATTTACAAGAGCAAGACAAAGCCTAATAGGTACATCGACTTGGACTGCTCCTAATGATACTTTAACAGCTACAACAGATGTAAATGGTACTTTTACTGCTGTTAGATTATTTGATTGGTATAGTGCAGGAACTACTACGACATCTATTGAGTTTTTTAACTGGACTTTAAAGGCTCGTAAATACGATAAAAAAACACCTGCTGAAAATGTATTCAACAATCGTGTACTATATCAACATTCGGTAAATATGAGTGCAGGGTATAGTGAAGAAATACAAATGCTAGATGTCCCTTTCATAACTCTAACAGAAACACAAGCATTAGCATTAACAGGAATTACTTTTGCTCCGAGTGGTGCAACAGGTGGAACAATTACTAATGCTGAAAATAAAACCGTTGCTGAACTGTGGCAATCGTATAGAGCTTGGATTTCACAAACTGCCAACTTCGGAAGTGAAGATACTTGGACTTTCGATGGTGTGACTTTAAATACAGGTTCTTGGAATGTGGTAAACAATGCGATCATAACAGGTAGTGTAAGAACAACAGGAACGGTTACAGGTACAGGTAGTGCAACAGGTACAGTTACAGATAGCACAGGTACAAACGTGGTTATTAGAACAAGCGACAATTTAGCCTTATCAACTGAAATACTTATTGATGGTGTTCCGCAAGGCTGGGTAGTTGAAAATGCAGCAAGAACAATTAAAGTACAATCTAATACAATCGTTCGAATCTATGCTCACGCATACGGATACCAACCTAAAATTATTAATGTAACAGGAAACACAGCAAGTGATTATATCATTTCATTAGTGCCTGAAACAAATGTAAATACAGCTTTAAGTTCAGCTACTAGAGATACTATTGCGGCTGCTTTTGCAGTTGGTGTAGATGGTTTTAGTAGGTTGTTTCTATCGGTTAATACCGACCTTAGACAATATTCTCCTGCTGATACAATGAATGCTTTGCACTATTTTACAGTAACACAAGGTTCAATGATTGCTTTAGCTGCGATTAGTGCTAATAGTGTAGATGGCTTTGCTCTTATAGACGGAGGATTTGTGATAAGAAGTGCAGGATTTTACGGAAAAGTTGCTGATAGTGTTACAACTCCAACGGCTCTCGGAATACTAGTACCTCTCTACATACAAGTAGACCCGAGTGTATATGTGGCAATGCCTACCTATACACCTGTTGAACTTAACACTAGTGGTTTAGTGCTTCAATACGCTCCATGGACACAACAAACGGATTTAAGTTTGGTTGCTAAAGAAGCTACTTTAAACAAAGTGAAAGGGAATACAGATTTAATACCAGCAACTCTATAATAAAAATAAAATATGAATACTAATAGAATAGATTTTTATTCTCAAATTAAAGGTGTTAGTATTAACACTCCTTGTAAAGTAGCAACTGTTACACCAATAACACTTATTGGTTTACAAGTGATTGATGGTGTAACATTGTTTATTGGTGATAGAATTCTTGTAAAAAATCAATTAGTTGCTTCTGATAATGGTATTTATACAATTTCAGAAACTAATTGGATTAGGTCAATTGATGCATCTATATCTGATGATTTTATTAATGGTACGCAAGTTTACGTAACTTCTGGAACAATTAATAGTGGTAAAACGTATATTTTAAATATATCGGAAAATTTTATATTAGATAATAGTTCTATTAATTATATACTTAATCCATCTGGTACATCAGGCACAAGTGGAACTACAGGAAGTAGTGGATCAAACGGAACTTCTGGAACAACAGGAACTTCTGGCAGTTCAGGAACCAGTGGTATAAATGGTACTAGTGGAACAACTGGGACATCTGGTAGCAGTGGAACTTCTGGCATCAATGGGACTAATGGTACGTCTGGTAGTAGTGGTGTGAATGGAACCTCTGGTGTCAATGGTACAAGCGGAACTTCTGGATCAGGAGCTAGTGGTACTAGTGGTACAAGTGGTACAACACCAACAAGTGTTCCTTGGAGTAATGTAACCAGTAAACCACAAGCTTGGTTAGATTCTGCTAATTTAATTGCAGATAACTCTCCAAATACAGCAGTCCCAAGTGGTTTCTATCAAAACATGAATGGGTCTGGAAATCCAACAGGCACTTGGATGAATTACATAAATGTTAGACATAGTAATACAGGTAGCGTACATGGTTATCAGTTAGGTATGTCTTATTATGATAACAACTTATGGTTTAGAAGTTATCAAGGTGGTGGAACATACCAATCATGGGCAATGGCCTTAAGTACTCAAAACTACTCAGGCTATTCTAACTTTAGTGGAGCTGTATATGGAACTATTTACTATGATGCAAACAACACTGGATATTATATAGACCCAGCTAGTACTAGTAACATGAATGCTATTTCTGCTGGTGGTTACATATTTTCAGGAAACTACATAGAATCAGCAGGAGCTATATATGGTACCATATTTTATGATAACAACAATAGAAGTTATTATTGTGATCCGCATTCAACAAGTTTTTTTGCTGGATTACAAGCAAACTCAAATATACAATCTCCTATTTTTTATGATTATAATAATACTGGATACTATTTAGACCCAGCTTCTTCAAGTAGTTTACTTAATGTTTATGTATCAAACCTTACAGCTAGTTCAATTGTATACTCTTCAGCAACTGGTGGGTTTGCAAGTTCTACTTATGCTGTTGGTCAAAGAAATCCAATATGGAGATTTGCTAATGCAGATGGGTATGGGTTAAGTTACTTTCAAGGGACTGCTGGAGATGCTAGTCAAGACACTATAGGATTTCATTTTGGAACAGCAACTGCTGCTGGATCTCAATTTAAGATGAGAGGTGATGGAGTATTTTTTGCTTCTAATGATATTATAGCATTTAGCTCTTCTGACAAACAATTAAAAGATAATATTCAACCTATAAAAAATGCTCTAGAAAAATTAAAACAAATAGGTGGATATACATTTGATTGGAATGATAAGCAGGGAGTACATGCTGGTCATGATGTAGGAGTTATTGCTCAAGAGATTGAAGCTGTATTACCAGAAGTTGTTACAACAAGAGATACAGGGTTTAAAGCTGTTAAGTACGAAAAAATTGTACCTTTGCTCATAGAAGCAATAAAAGAACAACAAACACAAATAGAAGAATTAAAACAACTAATAAAAAATAAATAATGGCAATTACATTCACATTCTTAACAGATGATACAATGAAACTGGAGATAGCTCCAGTATTGGGAGAATTAACAGACGTAGTAACACGAGTTAGATATAACTATATTGGTGTAGACGAAAATGATATAGAAGGAACATTTGTAGGGGCAACTCCTATGCCTCTTCCTACAGATACGGAAAACTATATTCCTTTTGCACAATTACAACCAGAAAATGTTGTAGCTTGGTTAGAGGCTGTTTCTGATAAAAACCATATGCAAGAACGTATTACAAAACAGATTGAAGCTCAAATAGCTCCTAAGTATGAACCTGTACCTTCTCCTTGGGCACCAACAACAACTAGTACTAGCACTTTACCAATAGAATAAACCATGGCATTACCAACTTCAGGACCTCTATCTATAAGTATGATTCGTACAGCATTAGGAAGTTCTAGTGGGTCACTTAGAGCACTAAGTGCATTGGCTGGATTTTCTACACCTGATGCTATATCTGAATTTTATGGATATAGTCCACCAGCATCATGTTACAATGCTGCTCTTGGATTTAATAGAACAAATTACACTACAGCTTGTTCAAATTATAATTTTGGAATTTTCACAGGAGTAGGAGTAGTCGGAACTGCACTTTCAAATGCCACCAGTTTAAAAAGAGCAGATTGTAGTAATACAATTCTTGCTTCAGTTGGGTTTTATTCTGATGGTGTAATAGTTAGGTATTGGACTGGATCTGCATTTACTACACAATTTGATTGTAATGTATAAATAAAAAGTATTATATTTGTATTCTAAATCAACAATATTATGGAAAACATGACTCCAAATGATGCACTTGGTGTATTGATCCAAGCTGCTAACGATGCTCAATTAAAAGGAGCATTTACATTACAACAAGCTGTGTTGATAGCTAAAGCTATTGAGGTGATAACAACACCACCAGATCAGAGACCAGAAGGTCCTATGAAAAAGAATGTTGTAAATGCATAAAATAAAAGCTCCTAATTAAGGAGCTTTTTTATTTACATTAACTTTTTATTAATAGCATCTTCTCTTGAAATAAATCCTAACTCATGCATATGATTCTTTATATATCTTCGTTCTATACCTGTTAATAGTTCTGCTTCTCTAAAAGATTTATAAATATAAAATTCACCATTTATAAATCTATACAGTTCTATTCTCTTAGGACTACTGTTTCTTAATATTTCTTTTTTGTCATCAGTTGTTATCCTACCTTTAGCAGCAATTGATAGTTTTAATTTATGTTGTTCTGATAACTTTTTACCATACCAATAATTATTACTACCTGTTAAACTTTTAGAAATTTTTACTTTTACATTATCTGGCATTTTTCTACCTATAGCTTTTTGTGATATAATTTGTATTGTTTTTTGTGAATGATGTTTTCCATAAAATGCATTCAATTGCCCTTTTGCATTTTTTGACATACTATATCTTCTTTCTTCACTTATTTGTATATTTAATGTTCCATCTCCACCATCAGTCATATTACATAAAATACCAGTATTCAAATTTCTTCTTCCATATAGTTTTATAAATTCAATTTCTTTCAAGCATGCATCATCCCAAGTTAAATTATCAAATAATATCTCTACTTCATAATCAGTAATATTTATGATATTATGCCAATGATTGTTTCTATTCTTTTTTGAATGTGCTCTTTTTATAGTTTTACCAATTCCAATATAAAACGGTTCATTCTTATCTAATCTGATATGTCTATAAACACATGCCATTATAATAATTTTTTAATTTCATCAATAACCATCTGAGGTGTTATAGATTTTTGACACTCAAATTGTTTATCAGTTTCCTTATTGATGGGACACCATTCCCAGTCACTTTTGTCAAATTTAAAATCTTTATTGTTCCAACAACCATGACAAACAGAATCATCATAAGGTCTAATACATTTAAATTCATGATCTTTATTTGTAAATCCAGATATCATAATTACTGGTACATCTAATGCAAACGCAAGCCAGCTGAGACCGCTAGACAATCCTATGAAGAACTTACTATTGTATATAGCACTTATAGTTCTTGGTAGACTTGTATCAACTAATGGTTGACAGTTATCAAAAGGATTAGATTCTTTAGATGTATTGAATACTAAGTATCCTTGTTCGTGCAAGTAGTTAATTACTTCTTGCCAACCTTCTCTGGTCCAGAACTTACACCCTGCAGTGGAGTTAGTAGCTATTGTGACATATTTATTAAGTACAACACTTTCCTCCTTACCAATTATTTCAGGTCTTATTTCTGTGTACTCAAGACCTAGAATGTTTGTAGCTGCTTGTTGTAATGGAATAGTGTTTGGTAGAACAGGTTCTTTATTTGCATCATAGAACCAACCAAGTTTATACATTCCATACACATTAGGAACTACAACTCCTGGTTCAACGAATTCAATATCTGGATACTCAGACTCAAACAAGAAGTTCTTGAATGTTGAGACAATCATTTTACAATTATGTTTCTTTCTAAACTCTTCTACATAAGGTATCCAAGCTATTGTATCTCCTAGAGATGAACTATCGAAAGCAATATACACTCTCTTGTCTGTGTAGTCTAGTACATTAGTGTATACTAACTCATCGTCTTTATACACTTTAGTTGTCCATTTTGTGTAATATTCTCTACTAAGTTTTACCCAATGATTAACCTTCACTGTGTCTGTATGGAATAAGTTATGTGCTTCATCATAGAATTCAATAGTGAAATCACTATCACTTGTCCCTGTGATCTCTATAAATGGTTGACCTACAAAGTGTTGCGTAATCTTATAATCTTTAACGTCGTTCTTCATTATATTAAATTTAATGGCTGATTTATAAAGTGATAGTAGCTTATTTTTAAAATTAGCTGTCGTGTTGTTTTCAAGTATATCGTATGTAGTTTTATCGTCAATAAGATCTGACAGCTGATTCTTTAACTTTCTTATATCTAGATTTACAATGTATCTAGTGAACATGTTCTTATACTGAGGAAGGTTTCTAGCAATGATCTTCTTGCCTTTTGATATAGCTTCTCTAATAACAAGTGGATTACACTCCCATGTACTATTAAACATAAATACATCCGCAGCATCTAAGAACATATCGACGTCATCTCTTTCTCCCCATATCTTTACATTATCCGGAACCCCATCTTTTATTAGCGGTCCCCAGTAGTGTTTGAAGTTTATAGCTTGATTACCTACAAAATGAAACGTTACATCTGGCATCTGCTTAGCTAACTCTAACATCTCACCTTGATTTTTCCCAGGAGTCCATAGACCAACATTAACAACGTGTTTCATATTAACATCCATATCAAGATATATTTTGGCTTCATGACACTCTTGCTTTGATATTGAATTATTATCAATAGGAAACTCTACAATACTATACATAGATGGCATATTGCCAAATGTATCTACATGATAAGGAGTACAGAAAGCATAATAATCTGGATGAAAGATCTTCTCTTCATCCGGTTTAAATGATACATCGTGACATGTTTCTACAATACGATACGTTCTGTCGTTATCATATAACTTAGTAATCATTGCTCTATCAAATCTTTCTGATGGCTCATGTATATGAATGACATCCGGATTGAATTGATCTATTACATTAAATAGTTCCATCTTATCTTCATGCAGCGTATGTACAGTCACAAGATCCATAATAGCATTGCGTTGTACAACATAGTCAAGACTGTGACATGCGTATTCTACAACGCATATTTCAACATCATCTTTAAGTGTTTCTATTGTCTTTAATAGAAAGGCCGGCATTCCTCCTGTAGATAAATGAGGCGCTAGGTATAGTATTTTCATATTTAATTAAATTTGTCGTCAAAGGTATGAAATTTAACTTAAAAAAAATATTCGTATATTTGCCAATGAATTGAAATAAAAAGTATTATGACAAAAATAAGTCAATATCCAGACGATACAGAGATAACATTAGAAGATAAGTTAGTAGGAACAGATGCTGAGAATAGTTTAGAGACTAAAAACTTTACATTCGCAGACGTTATTAGCTTTTTACAGCAAAACTTACTTATAATTAATACACCATCATTTACAGGCGTATTAGAATATGCAGATAATGCAGCAGCCGTAACAGCTGGTTTAGCAGTAGGAAAGGTTTATAGAACCGGAGATGTACTTAAGATAGTACACTAATAAAAAAAATATAATCAAATAAAATGAACAAGATAAAAGACGAAGAATTAAAAAAGCTTCAGGGCTTTGAGCATTTCTTTAAAAAAGCAAACGAGACTCTAGGAGAACTAACATCTGAGTTTGAATTTAAAAAATCTGATATACTTAGACAAATCAATGATAAGTATATTGGAAGAGAAGAATTCAAGAAGGAGCTTATTAAGATTTATGGATCAGATGTATCTATAAATACTGATAGCGGAAACATTACAAACTTAAATGTACAGTAATGTTTGATATCAGAAAAATAACCATAGGCGCTGACTACAAAAGCAATGGCATGCACTATATTGTAGGGCAACCAATACTCGATAAGTCTTATACAATTCACTTAATACGGGTTGATGAGAATACTGGAGGAATAAAAATCTGGATAGAGAAGGAAGACGAAGTATTTCTTTGGAAGGAGTTTAATTCTAACATGCCGATATCTATAGAATATAATATCAACTTCTAATGAAGTCTCCTAACCTATTTATCGTTAGACCGTTAAATGGTAGGCGATACGACAATATCAAAGAGATAGGAGGGCTTGATTTAATTACAAGCGTATCTCAAGAAGACCATACGGTCTCTAATAGATATGCTGAGGTTGTTGATACTCCAATTGGATATGTTGGCGAAATAATTCCTGGAGATATATTACTAGTACACCACAACGTATTTAAGTTTTATTACGATATGAAGGGTAGACAGAAGAGCGGTGCCAGTTACTTTAAGGACGACTTATTCTTTGTTGACCAAGAACAATTCTTTATGTATAAACATAATGATGTATGGAAGGCTCACTCTAAGTACTGTTTTATTAAACCTACAGAATCAAAAGAATCAATAATTAAAAAGAACTGTAAGGAAGAACCCCTTATAGGAACTATTGCTTATATAAATAACGAATTACTATCTCTAGGACTTAATGTCGGAGATGAAATTGCATTTGAACCAGATAGTGAATATCCTTTTACTATAGAAGATCAAAAACTATACAGGATGTTTACTAATAACATCACACTTAAATGGAATTAAAAGAAATTAAATTACAAATAATTGAAGCTGGAGAAAAGGCTGTAATGGAACTAATTAAAGTTGCATCAGATCAGATATTGAAACCTATCGACGACGGTACTGATTTAGCCGCTGATAAATTAAAGAATGCGGCATCAGCAAAGAAATTAGCTATATTCGATGCGTTTGAAATTTTAAACAGAATAGAATCCGAAAGAGAAAAACTAAATGAGGATCCTAAGGAAGTAGCTAAGCCAGAACCTAAAATACAAGGATTTGCAGAAAAACGATCAAAATAATTTATACTCGGTTGTAAAGAATCATATTCCTCCAACTGTACTAGCTAACAAGAACAATAAAAAGTCTTGGCAGTACGGATACGACGAGAAGTATGACATGATTGTTATATCTAAGAACGGAACCATAGGTGAAGTTTATAATATAAACGGACTGCTTATAGCTTTGCCTAAAACTCCAGAAGCAGTATACTCTAGAGATAAGAAAAAAGAAAATCAATACTGGCAACCATTTGAATACCCTAAGGAGCTAGATAAAATAAAGTCTATATTTCATTGGCATGATATGCCTAATGATTTCAAGTCTAAGTGGGTTGACTATATAGAGACTGAGTTCGACAGAAGAGAGAACGGATTCTTCTTCATGAATAATGGAGTAGAGACTTATATGACTGGATCTCACTACATGTACTGTCAATGGACAAAGATTGATGTCGGACTTCCTGACTTTCGTGAGGCTAATAGAATATTCTTTATTTACTGGGAGGCATGTCGCGCAGATGATAGATGCTTCGGTATGGTTTACTTAAAGATTAGACGTTCTGGATTTTCTTTTATGGCTTCATCGGAGGCTGTAAATATAGCTACATTAGCGAAAGACGCTAGGATTGGTATCCAGTCTAAGACAGGGGGTGACGCTAAGACTATGTTCACTAATAAGGTTGTTCCTATATCTAGCAATCTACCATTCTTCTTTAAACCGATCATGGATGGTATGGACAAACCTAAGACTGAACTTGCCTTCAGGGTTCCTGCGTCTAAGATTACAAAGAAGAATATGTACGACAGTTCAGAAGCTGAACTAGAAGGATTAGATACATCTATTGACTGGAAGAACACAGCTGACAACAGTTATGACGGTGAGAAATTAGTATATCTTGTTGAGGACGAGTCTGGTAAGCTAGAAGCTCCTAACAATATCCTTAACGGATGGCGAGTTAGAAAGACTTGTCTTCGTTTAGGTAGTAGAATTATCGGTAAGTGTATGATGGGTTCAACTCCTAACGCGCTTGCTAAGGGTGGGTCTAATTTTAAGAAGCTATACGAGGATTCAAATATAAAAACACGTAACGAGAACGGCCAGACAAAATCAGGTATGTACTCTCTTTACATTCCAATGGAGTGGAACTTCGAGGGTTATATTGATAGATACGGAATGCCTGTATTTAGAAAGCCAGAAACTCCAGTAACCGGGATAGACGGTAGACTAATAACAAACGGAGCTATAGATTATTGGGAGAATGAGGTTGCGTCTTTAAAGAATGATGCAGACGCATTGAATGAGTTTTATAGACAGTTCTCCAGAACAGAGTCTCACGCGTTTAGAGATGAGAGTAAGGCGTCTTTGTTTAACTTAACAAAGATCTATCAACAGATAGACTATAATGACTCTCTAATAAGAGATCAAATACTAACTAGAGGATCGTTTCATTGGAAGAACGGAGAGAAGGACACTCAGGTTATTTGGACTCCGGATCCAAGGGGTAGATTCCTTGTTTCTTGGATTCCTAATTCAGCAATGCAGAACCAAGTAGTTTATAAGAATGGAAATAAGTACCCTGGTAATGAGCACATTGGTGCTTTTGGTTGCGACCCTTACGATATATCCGGAACTGTCGGAGGAGGGGGATCAAATGGATCTCTACACGGACTTACTAAGTTTAATATGGATAATGCTCCTAGTAACCATTTCTTCCTTGAGTATATAGCTCGTCCTCAGACAGCAGAGATATTTTTTGAGGAGGTTCTTATGGCTTGTGTGTTTTACGGGATGCCAATTCTAGTGGAGAATAATAAACCTAGACTACTATATCACTTTAAGAATAGAGGATACAGAGGGTTTTCAATGAACAGACCGGATAAGCACTTCACGAATCTGTCAAAAACAGAAAGAGAGCTTGGAGGTATACCTAACTCGTCTGAAGATGTGAAACAATCGCACGCGGCCGCTATTCAATCTTACATAGAAAAGTATGTTGGAATGGATACTGAAGGAACTTATAGAGATTCCGACGAGATGGGCGACATGTATTTCACTAGAACTATAGAGGAGTGGGCTAAATTTGATATAAACAATAGAACTAAATTTGATGCCGCAATTAGTTCAGGACTAGCTATTATGGCTAATCAGAAGAACATATACTTGGCGGCAAAGAAAGAGTCGAAAATAAGTGTTAATTTTGCAAAGTATAATAACTCAGGAACTAGAAGTGAACTTATTAGATAAATGAAAGACGTAAAAATAAATATACCTGCAACTGCTTTTCCAAACCAGTTTGCTTCAGACAGGGAAAAGGAAACTTTTGAGTATGGATTGCAGATATCACAAAGTATTCAGTACGAGTGGTTTAGAAAAGATGGTAATAACTCAAGATTCTACGATCAGTGGGGTAACTTCCATAAGCTAAGATTATACGCAAGGGGTGAGCAGTCTATAGGTAAGTATAAGGACCAGATAGCCGTTGATGGTGACTTGTCTCATACTAACCTTGACTTTACTCCGGTACCTATTATACCTAAGTTCGTTGACATCGTTGTTAACGGAATGAACGATAGATTATTCAAACCTAAGGCTTATGCACAAGATGCTATGTCTATGGATAAGAGATCTAAGTATCAAGATATGATACAAGCAGACATGGTTTCAAAAGACCTGTTGCTTCAAGTTAAAGATCAGTTCGGAGTAGATGCGTTCGACACTAATCCTGACGAACTTCCTGAGAATAATGAAGAGCTTTCATTATATATGCAGCTTAAATATAAGCCTGCCATCGAGATAGCTGAAGAAGAAGCTATTAACACTGTATTCGACGAAAATAAATACAACGAAACTAGAAAGAGAGTAGACTACGACATAGCAACTATTGGAGTTGGTATGGCTAAGCACATGTTCCTTCCTGGCGACGGAGTAAGAATAGAGTATGTAGATCCTGCTAATGTAGTATATAGCTACACAGAAGATCCTTACTTTAAAGATTGTTTTTATTGGGGAGAAATTAAGACTGTTCCAATTACAGAGCTTGTTAAAATAGATCCTACACTTACCAACGAAGATTTAGAAGAAATTTCTAAGTATAGTCAGTCATGGTATGATTATTACAACTCAGCTCAATTTTACAATAATAGCTTATTCAGTAATGATACAGCTACTTTATTATATGTAAACTATAAAACAACCAAGAAGATAGTATACAAGAAAAAGATACTTGAAGACGGAAGTTTTAAAATGATAGAAAAAGACGACACGTTCAATCCTCCACAAGAGATGATGGATGAAGGTCGTTTCGAAAAAATAGAAAAGACTATTGATGTTTGGTATGACGGTGTTATGGTTATGGGTACTAATATCATGTTGAAGTGGGAGTTATCTCGTAACATGGTTAGACCTAAATCAGCTTCACA